AGGGCCGCGACCAGCGCGACCAGCCGCTCGATCAGGATCAGCACGGTCGATCCCTCGCGGTTGCCGATCAGGCTGTCGACGGTGGTGGCGGGGTCGAATTCCGTGGTCTGGACGCCGTCGGGCATGGGCGCGCTCCTTTTCTCAGTCGATGGTGATCGCGAAGGGGCCCGCGACCGGGCCCGGCACGCCGTCGGCATTCTGGGCCTCGAGCCACAGGTACTGGGTGCCCTGCGGCAGGCAGGCGGGCGTCGGGCGGTAGACGACGACGTCGTCGATCGTCAGGTCCGCAGCGGCGGTGAAATAGGCGCCGATGTCGGCCGGGCTGGCGGGCACGGTCAGCGTGCCGCGGTAGCTGCCCGTCGCGGTGCCGACCGGCCCGTCGGCGTTCGTGGTGCCGATGCAGCGGATGCGGACCGGCCCCGCGACCGAGGCCGTGATCCGGTAGCCCACGCGCAGGGTCTCTCCCGCCGTCATCGCGGGCGACTGGCGGAGGAAGCGGATGTCGGCCCCGGCCGCCTTGACCGCGACGCCGCCCGCGATGGTGACATCGGCCGGGACGAACCAGCCCGTCGCCGATCCGAAGTCGCCGTTCTGGATCAGCGACACCCGCGTCTGATCGCCCACGGGCAGCACATAGGACCGCGCGCCCTCGGCCGCGACGGGCTGGCCATAGGCATCCGCCTCGCGGTCGAGCGTCGTGGTGGCCGAGCGGAAGATCTGCAGGCGCGCGATGGCCGGGTCGGCCGGGGTCACGACGGTGACCGACGCGCCGCCGAGACGGGTCGCGACCGCGATCAGGTCGGCATCGAGCGCCCCCGGCACGGCCAGGTCCTCGGCCCCGACGACGACCGTGACGGTCGCCGACCAGGCCCCCGCGACAGCGGCGGCCGAGATGCCGCGGACCCGCAGCTGGACCGTATCGCCCTCCTCGTAGACGGTCAGCTGGCCCCCGCCGTTGGCCGCGGGCACCGTGGCGGCGGTCCAGCCGCCCGAGGTGCCCTCGCGGTGGTTCAGCTCATAGGAGGCGGGCGCGATCTGGCCCGGCCCGGGGGCGACCAGCCAGTCGACCGTGTCAGGGTCGGCCCCCTGGCCGAGTGCCGTGGTCACGGCGGTGAAGCGCGGCTGGCCGGGGGCCAGTGCCGAGGGGTCAAGCTCGGCCCCGACCCGGCTCGACCAGGGCGGGATCACGGCCGCGTCGGTCAGGCTGTCGATCTCGGGCGCGGCGGCGACCGCGCGCAGGATCGAGCACTGGTCCTCGGTCGTCTCGACGCCGGTCACGACGACGGTGAAGCTCTCGCTCGCCATCGGCCCGAAGTGGACGATGTCGCCGGGTGCGGGCATCGCCCCCGATCCCGCCAGCGTCAGCGCGGTCGTCTCGCCGGGGATCGTGTCGACGGTGCGGACGGCCGAAGTGCCGATCGGGTCGAGATCGGTCAGGCCGGTGCGGAAGCGCAGGCCATAGGTCTCGCCCGCCACCATCGTCACCGCCTCGTCGATCTCGACCAGGGTGCCCGTCACGCGGCGGACCCGGCCCGCCCATTGCGTCCGCGACAGCACGTCGTGGCTGAGCGCCAGCCGGTCGCCCCGCGTCGCCACCCGGACCGCCCCCTCCTGCGTCGCCTCGAAGACGTCGGGGCGATACTCGGCCTCGAGAAACCGCCGGTAGCCCTCGCGCCAGACGATGGCGGCGTCGGTCAGGCCGGGCTGGTCGAGCGTCTCTGTCAGCGTGATGTCGCCCGCAAAGCCCGGGCGGCGGATGACGCGCTGCGCCTCCTTGAAGTCGTTGTCCTGGTCCTGGAATTTCGTGATGAAGGCATGCGGCTTCTCGACATAGGCCCGCCGGACCGAGAAGGCCCAGGAGTTGCGCGGGTTCACATGGTCGACGATCAGGCTGCCCGGCCGGTCGATCACGACGCCCCATTTCAGGCCGTCGTGGCGCGGGGTCGCGCGTCCGGCCGCCGCGACCTCGGTCAGCACCTCGCGCAGCGTCGTGCCCGGGCGGTCCTGCACGCGGTTGTAGTGCAACCCCTTCAGGCGGCAGAAATCGTGCCAGTCCGCCAGAAGCACGAGGTCGATCTCGGCATCGCCTGCGATCTTGGGGTTTGCGGGACACTGCAGGATGAAGCGGAAGAGGCTCGCCGGGTTCGACGTCGCGCGCGTGATCCAGGTTGCGGTGACATGGTCCCAGTCCGGGCAGACGCGCCGCGCCATGGCGCTGAGGTTGTCGAGCTGCCCCGAAAGCTGGTGCGTGGCCCGGACGCGCAGCGCGACAAGCGCCAGCGGACGGTGGTAGGCCAGCGGATACTCGGGCCGGATCGTCTGCAGGCCCGCCCAGGTCGTGCGCTGCTGGACCTGGCTGCGTTCCGTCTCGTCGGTCAGCATGGTCATCCGAACCTGCCAGCGCCCCCGCGACGGGAAGGCCCAGCTGTGCTGGCGGTAGAAGGCCTCGACCTTCTTCGCCGTCACGGTCAGCGTCGTGACCAGCGTCCAGTCGTCGGTCGTGACCGGCCGCTGCTCGATCCGGATCTGGACGGCGTGGGCTTTCTTCCTGCCGCTGTCGCTGAACTTCACAAGGCCCGCGGGCCAGGCGAGGATCACGCTCGCCTCGGCCGCGTCGGCTCCGGTGGTGCGGACGACCGGCGTCTCCTCGGCCGGGCCGTCGATCACCTCGCCCGCGTCGTCGCGGGGCAATGGCCGGGTCAGTTCCGCGCCCACCTGTTCCTCGACGATCTGCCGGGGATAGAGGCTGCAGGGTGCGTCGCCCGCCAGCCCCTCGCGGATCTCGGTCTCGACCTCGTCGTACTCGCCGAGGGGCGTGTCCCCGATCCGGAGGTCGGTCAGGCCGACGCGCCCCTCGCCGAAGAGGAACAGCGCCCGCAGGAACTGTTCGTCGCCGACGATCTCGGTCCAGGTCATCGCCCCGAAGGGCGGTGCATAGCGGATCTGTCCAAGGACGACCGGCACCGCGCCGTCCGGGTCCAGCCGGTTGCGCCAGCCCGTCAGGCTGTAGCTCCGCCGCTCGTCCTCGGGCTTCGGCGGCGGGATCAGCGCGTTGATCAGAAGCATGCCGATGAGGTTCACGCCAAGTCCGATGGCAGACGAGGCGATGGCAAGCCCGGTCTTCGTTGCCGCCGGGAACAGCGCCGCGGCCCAGGTCTGGCCCAGCGACACGGCCGCGACCGCGACGACGATCGACAGGATCGACCGCAGCGCGTCGTCGCCCGGGATCACCCGGATCACCACGCGCACCCCGGGCCGGGGCCGCACGCGGGACCAGAGGCCGGGCCGGATGACGGACGCGCCCCGCGGGCTTACCAGCATCACCCGCGCCTGCGCCCGGTCGGCGGCCGTCGCCCCGGGCAGCGCTGTCGCCACGATCTCGGCGACCGTCAGCCCCTCGGGCAGCGTCATCTCGATCCGCTGCGATCCGGGATCGAGCGCGGGGGCGGCAAGGACCAGGGTCATCGCGCTGCCTCCGGGCCCTCATCCGTCCGGCCCGCCGCCCTGTCCCGGTGCCGGAGCCGCGACACAAGCCGATGCTTCCAGGATCCCGCGGCATAGCCCTGCACTACGGCCCGGTCCCGCGCAGCCATGTGGATCATCAGCCCTTCGCGGATCACGATGCCCAGATGGGTGGCCAGTCCCTGCCCGCGCAGCACGGCCAGGTCGAACGGCCGCGCCGCGCCCTCGACATGCACCCATGGCGGCGCGACCGACGCCCGCGCGATCAGCGCCGCGACCTCGGCCTCCTCGGTGGCAGAGGCATAGTCCTCCCGGTAATCGGGCAGCGCGATGCCAAGTTCCTCGCGATAGATGAGGCGGGCCAGCCCATAGCAGTCGCAGCCCGCCCGCGTCCGCCCACGGTCGGCCCAGGGTATGCCGACGTATCGATCCGACCAGGTCATGGATGACTCGCTTGCGACATGCAGCGCCGGTAAGGTCGACCGCGGAGGGTGTTCCAGCACCGCTCCGCGATCTTCATCCCCCCGCGCGCGTTCCGCGAAAGGACGATTGGCATGGCCGACACCGTACAGTTGCATCTCGGGCTGCAGCGCCTGCAAGCCGAGCTTGGAGCGACGAACATCCTGCTCGACGCTGTCCTCCAGCACCTCGCCAACACATCTCCACCGTTCCGGAATGACCTCGGGCGTCTGATGGGGACCGCCGGGGCGGTCACGGCAACCGCCCCGCAGGCGGTCGGCGATGCCCAGACGCTGACGCTCATGAGCCTGATCGACGTTCGCCGTCGCCTTGAGATGCTGTCGGCGGCGCTTCGGGAACCGCTAGACCCAAGAGCGGCGATAACAGCCGTTCCCACCGATCCATCTGCTCCTCGATCGTAAACGGGCGGAGGCTCGGCTGGCCGGGAGGGCCAAGGCGCGCGTCCAGGGCAAGCTGCACCTGCCGCGCGATCTCGGCCGCCAGCCGATCCGGCTCGTGACACGGGCAGCAGCCCGGACAGGGTTCGCTCATCGCTGGTTCCTCTCATGGATGCAGTCCCGGGAAGGCCAGCCGCGTCGTGCGGCCGGGCGGGAAGGGTTCCAGTTCCACCTCGTCGCGGCTGAGCGACAGGACGATCTCGCCCGCCGTGATGTCGGCGCTGACGATCTGCAGCCCGGCCCATTCCGCCTCGACCAGGTCGGGCGTTCCGGCCAGGACGACGGCGATCCTGACGGTGGCGGGGTCGGTGAAGGACCGCAGCAGCGTGACGATGTCGGCGTCGAGGTTCTCGAGAACGATCCGGGCGGTGGCGGGCGCGTCCTCGGCATCGCCGGGCAGGATGGCCGAGGCGAGGATCCAGAGATAGGGTTCTGCCAGCGGGTCGGCCCCGGCCCAGGCCGACCGCGTCCCGTAGACCAGGGGATCGGTCGTGATCCGTTCGGTGTTGTCGGTCGAGAGCCGGATCGGCTGCGCGAGGTCCGGGTGTTCGATCAGAAACAGCGCGACCTCGATCTGGTCCGAGGCCGGGGCGTCCTGCTGGAGGCGCGCATTGAGCGACAGGCGGCGGCTCACGGCAGCACCACGATACCGAAGGTCTTGCGGAACTCGGTCCCCTGCACGGCTTCGCCGGGCATCTGGTCGCCCCAGGCACAGAGCCATCGCGCCGACAGAAGGACGGGCAGGCCCGCCCCGTTCAGGACCGGCACGCCTGCGGATGTCAGCATCGGCCAGCCGTCCGTCGTCGGGTCGGGCATCCAGAAGTTCAGCGACCCTTCGGCGCAATCCTCATGGAAGAACCGGTCGAAGATCGCCCGCCCGTTGCGCGTCAGCAGAACCGACATCGTCACCAGGCGCGCGACCGAGGTGAAGCGGCGGCGATACCCGGGCGGACCGGCGTCGGGCTGGCGCTTGCGGCGCGCCTCCTGCGGGGTCAGCGCCCAGGTCTGTCGCTCGGGGCGCGGCAGCTCGGCGGGCCAGGTCAGGATCATGACCGCCGCCTTCCCGCCCGGGTAACGCCATAGACCTGCGACAGGTTGCGCTGCGCGCGACCGCCGGGCTGGGCCAGTCCCTCGCCGACCATGTCGGACATCACGTAGCGGACCTGCCGCTGGCCGCGGGCGTCGGTCGTCTCCTCGGTCTCGACATTCATCTGGCGGCCGGTGTTGTTGACGAGCACCGGCTGCAGAGTGACGACCGGTGCGGGCGTGTTGGCGGCCACGGATGGTGCGCGGGCGGCCAGGAGTTCGCGGGTCTGGGCGGTGGTGTAGATCCGGCTCGGTCCCGTCGCCTCGAGTTCGGGGCCATGTTCGCCCACGATCCGGAGGCCGCCCCGGTGTTGCCCGCCGCGTGCGAAGCCGGGCAGCTTCAGGCCCTTCGCGATGCCCCCGGCCAGCGTGCCGAGGAACCCCGAGAAGCCGCCCTGCGCACCGCCCTGGCCCAGGCCCTGAAGGCCGTTGGCGAGCGCCGAGCCGAACAGGTCGAACCCGCCGCCGAGCGTGCCGAGCTGTCCCGTCGCATCGGTGGCGGTCGTCCCGAACTTCGCCAGGGCTGCCTCGGCCGCGCCGAGGCGTCCCGACCAGTTGTGCGCCCCCGTCGGATCGGCCGCGGTCCAGCCCTGCGGCCGCTCGAAGCCCACGAAGGCCTCGGTCGCACTCCGGACATCCTTCGCGGCCATCAGCCGTTTCAGGACGCCGCTTTCCGAGGTCTGAAGCTCTTTCCAGACATAGTCGAGCTGTCCCTGGATGTTGCCCAGACCGCCCTCACCGCCGACCGCCCCGAGCAGCCCCCGGGCCCGGCCAGCGTGGTGCTGGAAGAGCCCGAAGGATGTGGCCTGGCCGTTGACGTGGTCACCCCTGGCCAACGGGTTGAATGCGCTCTCGGCCGACACATTGCCCATGACGGCGGCGATCTGATGCGGTGCCAGGCCCTTGCCCGCAAAGTACTTCCAGACCTGGCCCTGCACGTCGGCCGCGCCGCCGAGCGTGCCGGACCAGGCCCCACCCGCGCCCCCCGCCCCGAAGCCGCCACCGCCCGCCAAGCCCGCCACGCCTGCCCCGCCGAGGATCACTGTCGCGGCCGTCACGTTCATCGAGCCCACGCTGCCCATCGCGCTGATGCTGGCCTCTGTCTCGCGACCCGAAAGCCGCCCCCAGATGCCCTTCAGGCCGCCCACATCGGCCGCCGTGGGCAGGTTCGAGCCCAGAAGCGCGTTCTTCAGCGGGTTCTTGATCGCGATCTCGGCAAAGAGGCCGGTGACCTCCGAGGCGAGGCTTTCGAGCGCTCCCTCGACATCGCCCTTCAGGAGCGCGTCGACCGTTCCGTCGATCGCCGCCTCGGCCGAGCCCCTGACCTGGCCCCAGGCTTCGGTCAGCCGCTCGGTCTCCAGCCGCTGGTCCGCAGTCAGCCGGGCCTTGAGGCGGATCTGCGCGGCCTCCTGGCTGCCGAGATCGAGGCCCATCTGCCGGATCTGCATCTCGGCCTCGTGATCGGCCATGGCGCGGGCGCGGACAGCCTCGGTCGACCCGGCCAGCGACGCCTCGAGGCGCAGGCGGCCGAGCGTCTCGTCCTGGCCGCGCAGAAGATCGGCGGCAGCCCCGGCAAGTTCGCCCATCGCGCGCGCGCGGACCTGTTCGGCCGCCGCGACGGCGGCCGTCTCGTCCCTTGTCTCGCGCAGGACACGGACATACTCCTTCTGCGCCTCGATCCCGGCCCGCTCGACGGGGTTCGCGGCCAGCCGCGCCCGGGCGTCGAACCCGGCCAGTTCGCGCGCGGTCACGCGGTCCCGCGCGGCGCGGGACCGGTTCAGCGCGATCTCGGCCTCGGCCTCGGCGGCAGCCTCGGCCCTGCGGCGGTTCGCTGCATCGGGGTCGACCGCCGCCCCGCCCAGATCCCGGATGCGCCGCTCGGCTTCGGCGGCAGCCTTGCGCCGGATCGCCTCATCCGCCGAGGCCCCGATCAGCTCGGCCTCCAGCCTGAGGTCGGCCAGGCGGTCGGCCGAGGCGCGGCTGTCTGCCGCCAGCGCCTCGCCCCGGCGGGCGTCCTCCAGCCGGTCGTAGGCACGCTCGAGCTCTTCGATCACCTTCCAGAGGTCGGCCTTCTCCTTCCCCTCTGCCTTCGTCGCCGCCGCGATCAGCGGGCGAAGCGCCAGCTCGCGCTCCATCCACTGGCCCGCGTCGGCCGAGGCGATGGTGCCCGCCGCGACCATCGCGTTCAGTTCCGACCGGACCGACGCCTCCTCGGCCATCGACGCGGCCTGGACCGAGGCCCCGGCGATGGCCTCGTTCAGCGCGGCCGCCCGCGCCCGCGCGCCCGCGTTCACCCGCTCCTGGACCGACACTTCCGCGCCCGCGAGCTTCAGGAATGCCTGCAGACCGGCCAGTTCCGCGCGCCGGAGCGGGTTGCGCGCGGTCGCGATCTGCATCTCCAGCTGGTCGAGCGTCAGGGCCTGTTCCTGACGGCCCTTCAGCGCTGCAAGCGCCGACGACTTGGCCTCGATCGCGCGGGCGATGTCCGCCTGCTGCTCTGCCGTCAGGCCCTCCGCGCCGCGGGCTTCGTCCAGCGCCGCAAGCGCCGACGACTTGGCCTCGATCGCGCGGGCGATGTCCGCCTGCTGCTCTGCCGTCAGGCCCTCCGCGCCGCGGGCTTCGTCCAGCGCCGCGATCTCGTTCTCGAGCTGGCGCTGGCGGCGGGCCGGGGCATTGGCCGGGGACCGCGCCGCGATGTCGAAGGCGAGGGGCAGCGCCTGGGCCTGGCGGGCGGCCTCGGCGTCGGCCGCTGCGGCGGCGATCCGGCGCTCGAGGTCCGCCTCCTCGCGGTCCAGCCGTTCGGACCGCGTCTCGCGGCCGAGCGCCAGTCCGCGCGCGCGGAACGTCTCCTGCTCGCGGCGCTTCCGTCCGAGCTGCGCCTCCAGGCTGTCGTCGCGCTGGACCGAGGCGATCCCCGCGCCGACGCCGAAGATCACGTTGCTCCCGAAATTGCCCGCGCGCTCGAAGAAGCGGCCGACACCCGTCCGCGCGTCATCGGCCGAGGCGAGGTTCGGCCGGAGCCCCCGCAGGATCGCCGCCTGCGCCGCGTCGCGGCGGTTCTGCGCGGCCAGGCGCTGCGCCTCTTCCAGCGTCGCCGCGTCGATGAGGCCGCGCCGGAACAGTTCCTCCGCGCCCTCGGCGGGCTTCGCGAACAGCCGGATGATCTCGGCGCCGACCCCCTCGAACTCCCGGCCGAGCGTCACGGCCAGGTCGCGGCCGATCTCGCCGAAGGCAGTCAGGTTCCCGGCCCCGATCTGCCCCGACGACGCAAGCTGACCCGTCAGGCCGCGCGCCTCGGTGACCGACAGGCCGCCCAGCGCACTGCCCGCGAAGGCGATCTCGCTCAGCTCTCCGGCGCTGACGCCCAGACCGCGGCCCCGGGCGGCCGCGACTTCGAGCGCCTTCGTCGACTTGAGGTACTGGTCCCAGGCATAGGCCCCGCCGAGGACCGCGGCCGTCGTGCCCGCCATCAGGACGCGGAACCCGGTCAGCTCCTGCCGCAGGTAGCGGAACGTGTTCCGCATTCCCCCCAGCACGCCCACGACCTGCGGCCCCTGCTGCAGGAGAACCTGCAGGGGCGACATGCCGAGCGCGAGCGACTGGAAGGTGTCGCCCGCCTGCAGAGCGAGGTTCGAGGCCTCGTGCGCCTGCAGCCGCATCGTCCGGCCATGGCCCATCAGCGCCGCGTCGGATCGCCGGATCGTCTCGACCGCGCGGTCGTGGACGCGTGTCAGCCGCGACATCGCCTCGGCGGCCTCTGCCCTTGTCAGCGCACCGGCGGCCTCGGCGGCGGCGATGCCGCGGGCCTCCTTCTGATAGGCCTTCTGCGCGGCAAAGAGGGGGACGTACTGCGCGCGCAGGCGCTCGAGATCGGGCGCGGGCGACGTCTGCGGTCCGGGACCGCGCGGGGGAGACCCGGACCCGCCGCCCGGTCCGCCAGCGGCACCGCCCACGGCACGGCCTGCGGCGGCGCGGGCCTCCTTCTCGGCCCGGGCCTGATCGCGCGCGGCCTCGGTGGCGCGGCGGCGGGCCTCGGTCTCGCGGCGGACCGACTGGGCGACCCGGTCGGTCGCCGCGGCCGAAGACTGCGTCTCGCCGCGGATCCCGGCAGTGGCGGCCTTGATCTCGGCGATCGCGGCCTTCGCCGCCGCGGTGTTCGTCTTGAAGAGGAGCGAGAAGACGAGGTTCCGCCCGGTCATCGCCGGACCTCGTCGAACACCTCGAGCGCCGCCGCCTCCATCACGCGGATGTCGGCGAAGGCCGCATCGGCCCCGGTCCGTCGCAGGACGACGTCGAGGCCCGCATAGTCGAGGCCGAGCCAGACCAAGCCGCCGAGGCCAAGCGCCGCGCGCCATTGCGTCTGGCAGTCAAGGAAGGCTTTCACCGAAGTCCAGTTCACGGGCATCACCTCGAACGCCGCCTGTTCCCTGGCGGCGGGTCTCTCCCCGGGCGGCAGTGTGCCGCCCAGGGCCTCGAACTGGCGGATCAGGTCGTCGTCGAGGCCCGCGGGCTGCCGGTCGTCCGTCCGCCCGAGGCGCGCGAAGGCCCAGGCGCGCGCCGCCGCCGTCAGTTTCCCAGTCGCGCCTCCTCGCCGTTCGCGCTCGCCTGGATCGCTTCCAGGACGCCGATCCGGAACCAGGACTGGCGAAGCGCGCGGTCGAGGTTCTCGGGCGTGAAGGGCACCGGATTGCCCGCATCGTCGACCACGTCCTCGCCCCATCCCTCGATCCGCGCCGCAAGCTTGGCGCGGCTGGCCTTCATGCGCGCACCGAAGGGCTCGATCGCGTCGACCGCGGCCTGGTCGGCGATCCAGGCATCCTGGTCCTGGGGGATCAGCCGCGCGGTGAAGGTCTGCTCGACGAAGCTGCCCGGATTGGCCGGGTCGGGAATGCGCACGGTCACGGGCCAGGGATAGGACTTCGCGGATGACAGGACGAACTTCATGGGGCGGAACTCCGGTGTGGCTCAGCGGATGGTGATCGTCATCTCGTCCCGGCCGCTCACGGGGCAGAGCATCAGGGGCATCGAATAGTTGACGATGTTGTCGGTCTGCCCCTGCGTGGGGCGGCCGATCTCGACCGCCGGGGCAGCGATCTCGACGATGTTGCCCGGAACCGTCCCGTGGACCAGGCTCAGGGCTCCGCGCGTGCGGTTGCGGACCCGGGAAAACCAGTCGATCTCGGCGATCGTCGTGGCCTCGACCACCACCGTGCCGGTCGAGGACCGGTCCGAGATCAGGATGCGCTCGTCCCCGATCAGGGACCGCGGCGTCAGCGTGTTCCCGAGGTTCAGTTCGACGCTCTCGGCGATGCAGGTGAACCCGTGCAGCGTCAGGACGGTGTTGGCCTTGTTGACGGGCACCGGCGTGGTCCAGCCCGTCATCGAGAAGGTCGGCAGGGCCGCGTCCGACACCGTCCCGAGGATGCCGATGAGCGTGAAGCGCGAGCGCGGGATGCCGCGCGCGTTGAACGTGACCGAGAGATCGGCCTGCGATCCGAGGAAGACGTGGCGCACGCCGTCCGAGTTGAAGTGCAGGGTCGAGCTGTCGATCGCCGCCTCGACGATCGTGTAGGCCGCGCTGACGCTGGCGGTCAGCGTCTGCGCCATGCCCGCCGCGCGGAAGAGCGAGCCGTACTTCGGCGGGGTGCCGGCCGCACCCGACCCGGCCAACTCGACCTCGAACTCGATCCGGCCGACCTGGGCATTCAGGATCATGCCCTGGTTGCCCATGTAGGGCAGCAGAAGGTCGCGGCTGACTTCCTCGCCCTCGATGGGCGTGAAGGTCACGTTCAGCGCGACGATGGCATCGGCGGCCAGGGGCGCGGCATCGGTGCCGCGCGTCGTCTCGATCTTGTGCAGGATGGCCAGCTTCGGCCAGCGACGGGCGGGCATGGATCACTTCCTCTTCGCAGGGGGGGCGGCGGGCGCGGGAACAGGCGGCGGGTCGGCTTCGGGTGTCGGGATGTGTTCCTCCGGCCCATCGGCGGGGGGCACCGGGGTTTCGCGCGTCCCCTCCCCGATCCGCGTCAGATCCCCGGTCTCGGGATCGCGGATCCAGAGGCCGCCGGTGTCGGGCATGTGGTCACGCATCGTCAGGCTCCTGTCAGGAAACGGGCCGTGGCCCAGGTTTGGACGTAGATGCTGACACCCCTCGCGACCGGGCTGCCCTCGCCGCCGACCAGTTCGCAGGGTTCGGCTCCGGGCGGCTCCCAGGCCGCCAGTGCCGCCTCGATGCCCGCCTTCAGCGCGTCGAACTGGATCGCCCGGTCCCCGCCGAGGGGGTCGTCGTAATGGCGGATGACGAGGCCGGTCGCGAACTCGGTCAGGACGCGCTGCCGGAACCCGCCCGACATCAGGGGCTGCTCGCCCGCCTGTTCGCGCCAGGGCATGACGATGACCGTGGCGCTCTCGCACATCCCGGCACGGTCCTTCAGCGCGTCGATGTCC